ATAGTTACTCCTTTGTATTGTAAAATTGACTATCATCATTTTCTGTTCTCCAACCGTCAGTCTCTACGCTTGGATAATCCATATTAGTTTTATAATCTGGTATATTATCTTTAACAGTAAAGTTTGGCAGATTAAACAAAATTCTGTTATTGGGCATTAATGCAAAGTTCGCTTGCCACTCATCACCCTCTGCTATCTCTAATATATGATGATGCTTATGTTCCGGTGATATTTCTGAATAGGTAGTGTTTAATAAGTTAATATCTGGTTGGCAATAATCTATTGAGAATTCATAGTTAGCTTTGTGCATTTGATTATTTCTATCTAAGAACTTACATTGAGAAGTAGCTAGTGCATTGTATTCAACAATACCTGCGTAATAAGATAGACAATCCCAATAAGCTAAATCTTTTAATTGCAAATCTTTAACTTGATTTCTTTTATATCCATCTGCAAAGAAAGCATGAATAGGAAGTCTTGCATAGTTTGCACCATTTGGAAGAATAATATTAAACAGAGGTGTGCGTCCCTCAAGAGTTGTAATAGAATGTATTAAACATTCTTCTTCTTCTCCTATATGTTTTTCTTTATTATATAGAAACTCTAGTCTGATGTTTGCTTTCCAAACTGGGATGTTGTGGTTTAGAAATGCCATCGTTATATTCTTTCTCCATGCAGCTTGTATGCTGACAGTTTCTATCTGCGTAGATAACAAAAGAATCCGTATTAATAATTTCTATATTACAAGACTTACAAAATCCAACACTTTGTAATCTAAATTTTTTCTTAGCCATTAATTTTTGGATGTTTTATAATATTTACCTGAAAACCTTTTAATTTTCCTCTTGATATTAATTTACCAAAACCTTTTCTCCAAGATAAAGTATTATAATTCCAATTATTTTTTTTACACAATTCAAAAAACTCTGAACCATCAACAATATATTTTATATTATTATTAGTTATAATTTCATATACATATTTTTTACTTCTACTTTTGCATGAAATTTTTTGACCCTTTTTATGCCACTCTTTAGTTCTTAAATGCTTTGTTGCTTTACCGCCTTTTAATCCTGCTTGCTTTTGATGTTCTTTAAATTTTTTTTTATTATATTTTTTTAAACCATCAAGATAACATTTTCCACCATAAGTTTGGTTATAAGACATTCTGTCTTTTACAATAGTCTCATTTACAATTTGCTTTTCTAATTGCCATAAATCTTCTGTACTTTTTGATTGAGCAACTATTTCAAATATAAAATTTTTTTTGCCATATTTTTTAACAGCATTGTTAATTCCAATACCACTTCCAAAATAATAATCTTTTAATTTTTTGGTACTATGCCTACCAATATAATATTTATTATTAATTTTATTAGTTATTTTATAAATATAATGAAACATTTACCAAGAACGACAACTCCAGAATCTTGCAGATAATTTATTTTTTGCAGTTGAACACTTATGTCTAGCTCTAAAAGACTTGCGTCTTGCTTCTATATGTTTTTTAATCTTCATATTTGGATCACCAAAACGAACAAGTTTTACTTTGCCATTTTGTCTTGCAAGAACTGCTGACTTCTTTCTTTGACCTGGTGTAGATTTAGGTTTGTTATAACCTGAAAATCTTTCTCCTCTATAATTAATCATGCGTTATTCATTGGTATTTTTAAACATAATATATTTAAAATTTCTTTTAATGTATATTCTGTTTTTAACACTTCTGTATATATATCATTTTTAATAATATTGGAATTAGTTTTAACGTAAGTTTCACAGCTTTCTTTATTAGGAAAATTTTTTTCACTATTAAATACAGTATAAGGAACTTCAAATCCATTTGTGGATAAAATCATATAAACAACAATAAAATACATTTTATCTTTTTAACTTTCTTTTAAATCTAATTACTTTTTTTTTAGGAATGTTTTGGTCTCCGCAAAGAAACTTTGCGATTATATCACTTAGTTTTTTAAACACTTTTATTCTTTTGGTCTATTAGCTAAAGTTCTAGCTATGCTTTCCCCTGAACGACCAACTACATATCCGCCTAAACCTATTTGTAATAATGTCCAAACATCACCTGGTAATTCAAATCCAATAATAGCTCCAGTTATCATCTTAATAATTGGTGCAAATATATAATTAAATACAAGTACAAATATTAATACATACATTAATAATGGTCTCCAAGAACTTGCAAACCAACCAGCTTTAGCTTCGGCTTCTATAACTTTAGCAGCAGCTTTAAGTTCTTCAGTATTAGATTGTAATAACTGAGTCTGTAAATCAGCTTTTAATCTTGCGTTTAAATCTTTATCTTCAACAGCTTTATCTATTGTGTTGAATAATATTTTAGCGATTGGCGCTATTGCATTTAACATAGGTAACATTTATGCCTGACACTTTCTCATTAAGTTAGACAACTCTTCGCATCTGCTTGGTGTCTGTCTATACCATGCTGAGTTTAACATTTCCGCAGCAGCTCTTCTATAATCATATTCTTTTAATGCTTCAAACATTTTTTTAAATTTTGAAACACCACCAATACCTAATTGAAATACCATTTCAATAATCACTTCTCTAGCAAGTGGTGCAACTGTATATCCTTCTAATAATTGTTCTGCATTGTAAGCAGCGTTATTAAAATCTTTATCAAATAAATTTTCTAATATAGATTTATCGTATTGAATACCTTCTTCAAAATCATCATCTTCAGTTAATAGATGTCCATAACCAATAGTGGCTTTGCCTAAAGAATCTAAATAAACAGTATTTCTAAAACCTTCATGTTTTTTAATTCTGTTTTTTAAAGAAGTATAATCTATCATACATTTACAATTGTTTATTAAAACGCAACCTAGCTCAATAGATAAACTATTAATACACTTACTTGATGCTATCCATCTTATCTTTGTTGTTAAAGACATCAATTAAATCTTTAAATGATTTAAAACATTTTTGTTCTTTTCTTTTTTTTCTATATTTATTTTGTTCAACTGTAAGTTTATTTTCTTGAGATAACTTTTGGTTGTGTTCTAAATCTGCTAATATTTTTTTAGTGTCCATAATCATTAATTCAACACCAAGTTGTTTTTGCTTTTCATTGGGAGACCGGTGAATATTGTGATTATTTTTTTTACGATATGATTTAGTTTTAACATCTATTAATCTGATAGTTCCATCTGGTTTAATTGCAACCAAGTCAAATATACATTGTGGGTCAATTGACTTTGCAACCATATATCCTTGTTTAACAAGAGATGAGATAGCTTCATACTCTGATATAGTTCCAATAGCGCTTTTACTTAAGTTAATAGTCTTACTATTATATCTGCCAATGCCCCTATACTTAGTGTTACTGCAAACCATAACACCTTATATATAGTGTTAATCTTATCTTCAATATGTTTTAGATGATTATTCATTAATAAATCAATCTTTTGGTCTAGCAAATTTAACTTTCCGTTTAGTATTAGTATTTGTTCGTTGTTTTTCTGCGACTGCGTTTTCATTATCTTACATTTAATAATCCTGGTTGTATTTGTGGAGCATAAATAGTTCTTCTTTCTGGAACTATTTCTGTTTCAGCTGCTAATACAGATGCAGGTGTAGTTGGTCTTATTTGTAATTCTAAAGCTCTAGGATCTTTAGATAAATCTATAGCAATACCTTTTTTAGAAGTTTTTCTTGTTACAAAATCTCTTGCTCTATCATAGAAATTTCTAGCACTTAATAAACCTTGAATGTTCGCAAGTTTAAATCCCACTATTCCAACCAAACTTCTTCCTACAGAATCAATTGCTCTTGATAAAGCTGATGCTGTATTAGAAAAATTAGCTAAATCTCTAGGTACAAAAGTTTTTTTAACTGTTTTTGTAAATTCTTCAATTAAACCTAGTTCCTTAGTTGTAAATAATTCATTAAGTAAATCTTTGTATTTAGTATTCATTGTATTAAAAATATTTACAAATCTTTGTGGTGAGAAAGATCCATTAATAACTGAATCTCTAATAACTCTTTCAAATGCAGCTGTTCTTAAAGATTGAAAGTCTGGATTTTTTATTGCTTGTTCTCCCAATTCTTTTCCTTCAACACCAAATATATTTTTTAATCTTCTAACTATTTTTAATGAATCTTGATTTCTTCCAAGTTGGCTTTGACCAAATATATAACTAATAGTTTTATCAGGAGTAACATCTGGATCATGTAATATTTTTTGAATAACTTTACCGGCATTATCATTAATAGTAATACCATTTTTTCTAATAACATTTTGACCAAATAATACTTGTCTTTCTCTAAATAATGCTCTTGCTTCTTTCAATGCTTCAATAGCTTGAGGATTATCACCACTACCAAACAAAGCATTATCTACGGCATCATCATAAAACTTGTCATATTCTTGTTTAATTGCAATTACGTTTTTTTTATCAGTTGGATTTTTAGCAGTATCTACTAATCCGCTAATATTTTTTCTTAAAGTTTCAAAATCTTTTAATGTAGATTTATTAACTGCAACAACAGGTTGTGGAGCATATTTGTTAACAAAATTTTTAACAAATTGAATTCCTCTAACGGTTGCTGGTGTTAATTCTTTATCTATAACTGCCGTACCATCTACAATTGCTTTTTCAATAGATGAGGGTAAAACTTTAATATTGCTATTACTTGCATTAAATATAGCATCTTTATCAACTACATTATATGCAGTTTCTACTTTGTTAGATAATTTTTGAAATCTTGCAATAATTGAATTTTTAATTGTTGCTCCAGCTTGATCTAATGTTTCTTTTTCTAACTCACCTTTATTAAACTTGTCTAATAAAGATTTAGCGCCTAATTCTATATCTATATTTTGTTGTTTTAAAAAATCTCTAGCAATTTTTTGTGTATCTCTATCAACACCTGTACCTTTAGCAGCTTCATACAAAGCAGCGATTCCTTCTTCATCACCAATAGCTTGAGATGTACTTAATTTAAAACCAAATCCTGTAGCTTTAGCTTCAGTTGCAGCTATATCAGCTTTAATACCTTTTGATAAATTATATGAGAATTGTTTAATAACATCTTGATTAGCAACATCATCAGGATCAACGCCAGCATCTTTTAATGCTGATTTTCCTTTATCATTTAATTGAAATATTTTATCTTTAGTTGTTTCATCAACTACTTCATCTACAAATTTATCTTTAGAAAATATTTTTTTAATTGCTCTAGTTGCAAGAGGATTAATTACAGATTCAAATGCAAATGGTACAGCTACGTTAATTGCAGCTTTCTCCAAATCCACTTCTTTTGCTCCAAGTGGCATAGCAGCTACATCTTGCGCTAATGAAGTTGCACCACCAGCAGCTCCAGTAAGTATTCCTCTTTTTAATAAACTTTGACCAGCTTTTTTAAGAGCATAACTATATCCTGGTATATACTGTAATATTTGAGAAGTTGTTTCTAATACATCTACATTAGACACACCAGGTTTGTTTAAATAAAATGTTTTGCCATCTGGCATAACCGCCATTGGATTTTCAAATTTATCTTGAACAATTTTAGTTCCTGGTATTTGTGCTTGTATAATTTGTGCTTGTGCTTTTTGATTTGGTGTTAAAGCAATACCTGCTATAATTTTAGCCGCAGCTCCTGTACCATATTCACCTAATCTTGATAATTCAGGAACATCTGGAAATTCAGTTCTTTTAGTTCCGCTAAAAAAATCAGCAGTACCTAATAATATTTTTTTTGTATATTTTGTTAATGTACCTTCTTCCTGAGATTTTAAATAATCTAATTCTTTAGGGTCTGTAATTTCTTGCATACCCATATTATTTCCTAAACTAGAAGTAGTTTTTGAAATTAACTTATCTTGAGATTTTAAATACTCAAGTTCTTTTGGGTCTGTTATTTCTATCATTAATCTGCAAAGTAAAATTTATCACCAACTTTAATAGCTTTTCTTCCTGATCTTAATTTATATTGTGAAGTGTCTGCAAAATCAGGATCAATTCTACCTGTAATAGTTTTAATTTTTTCTTTAAAATCTTCTGGAAATAAAGGATTTTCTTTTTGCCAATTTTTAGTAAAATCTGACCATGAGTCTCCACTAATTTTATCTTTTTTAGACAATCCACCATTTCTATCAACCCAATCTTTAGCTTCATTAGCATAAGCATCGCCAATAGCATTAATACGTTTTTTAATTTCTAATTGAGCTTGAATACCTTGTTTAGATGTTCCAAGACCAGGATTAATGTCAACTGCAAATTTTCTTTCACCATCTGAAATAGCGCCTTTAAATT